ACAAGATGACATTCTTGAAATATGGTGAAACTTGGTGGCATGAGTCCAACAGGAAAATACCTATAAACATATTCCTCAAAGGCGACTTCCGTTATTTTCGTACAACACTCGTTACACTGAACTCCAAGGATATCGAAATAGTGCATGGACCAACTGTGAGACTTTCTGATATTTCAAAAAAGAGGGTGAAGAGGCGAACCATTCAATTGGTTAGGCGCCCCGCTTAACTTTTAGCTTTTTCAATATACTTTTTATAATATATCGTCAATGGATTGTCTGCTTGATAAGGACAATCATGTGAAGGCATCTTGTATGTCTTCTTTTTAAGTTTTTTGGGATTTTTCTTTTTAAGTTTCTGATGTTGCATCAAAACTATATTTAGCTTTGGCCAGCAAATTCATCTGAACTACAATAGCCTGGGCATAAGCAACAGCATGTGACTTCTTGAAGAAGTACGATCCGTCTGTGGGTTTGGTCCACACTTCTTTTACTATCTCGTTCCATTCCTTGTACATTAACTGTCTCTTGGCAGGACGTATGATTGCAAGTACAGCCGCAAGTTGTTCTATGGTCTTTGGTTCTAGTTTGGACACTATGTTGTAATGGCCATTTAGGTGGAAAAGGTTTTCAACCACTTTTGGATCTTTTAGCATGTCCCAATCAGGTTCCTGTATCATTAGTTCTACTAGCTCTTGTTCTGACTTCACTTCTTTGTATAGGTTCACATTAAGACAGTCAATCTTGAAGTAACCCCTGTCCTCTGCTTTCTTGTAATCTAGTGAGGCGTGTCCAGTGACCGGGTGTTCTGGTATAGCATGGAAGTATACTCCCGTCTTGTGTTTTTCTGTCTTGTCATCTTTGATCATTGATGCGGGAGTGTGCTTGAACAGTTTTAACGTACCATCTCTGTCAAAAAAATCTATGTCTACATCAGGCATTAGTGTATGCTTCCTTTGTCTTTCTCGTTGTGTTTGATAAACTCTTCCTTTGATCCAGGTTGTAATAAATCAATCACATCCAGTAATGCTCTATATCCTGCACTGTTTATCATTGCTGTGTCCATCTTTGGTACTAAAATTTTTCTTATGTCTCCGCTCTTGCTTATAATAACACAACTGTCACCATCAACGAAATCTAATTCATCTGAATGATCAACATCTATCTTAGACAATCTTGGCCTCCTTTGCTGTGTCCTGTACAAGCATGTGATCAGCTGGATAGCTTCTAAACTTGTTTGCCCAGTACTCTGGATTTATAAATCTCTGTGTCATTTGTAATTGTTCGTCGCTAAACGATTTTAACATTTTTTTCCCTGCGTTGCAACCTAGCAACAACCATGGAGTTATTTTTCCTTGTTGTATGTGTTGCACTGCCCTGTTAGTGTTGACAAGTCTAAAGTAGTCTGACCATTGTGCATTCTGTTCTGTGGCCCAGTCCATCATTGTTGCGATGCTTCTTTGCAACGCCGCTTCGACTGGCTCTTTTTTTAATGCATCTATCAGGTATGCCTCGTACAGGTCATCTCTTGACCAATGATCAAGTTTGATCTTTGAGTGCAGTACATAGTCTATGTATTTTTCCGGATACAACGGATTTATGTACATAATGTATCGGCCAAATTTGACAAATGCATTGTAGTAGGCACTGTCAACGAAATCGTCATATGTCCTGGGTTTACTGTTGTGTTGATGTATCTGATAGAATCTTTGGAACACCATGAAAGCGTTCACTACCCATTTCTCATCTCTCTGTAGGTGTCTTCTCTTTGGTTCACAAAGGTGTACTTGTAGTGTTCTTTCCTTTGCAAATGTTTTGCCACAGTAGGTACATTTATTTAGATTCGATGCCATGTGCCTCTATCAGTTCCTCTAGTTCTTTGTCAGTGATGATTTTATCTAACACTTCTAGGTCAGCTTCTTTCCAGTTAGGATAAATCTGCATTAGTTTCTTTAAAGATTTATTTGCCACACGTTTCATTGGTTTGATCCATGGGTGGAATTGCTGTGTCTCTGCACCACACATGGCAGTCAGTATCCATAGTAGTTTCTTGTGCTTACCTAAGGTGAAGCAGTGCTTGTTTACACATTCGTTCACCATTTCAACATAGTGTTCCACATAGAAAGGATCCTTAGACGACACACTTGAAACGTATCTCATCAGCATGTACGGAGAATATAACGACTTCTCGTGGTCGTCGATCCTGTCGAAGTAGTCCTTGTTACGGAAGTCAACTGCTTTTAGCCCATTACGTAATTCAAAAAACTTTCTCTTACTTTTTTCTGCTGGCATATTTTAATCCAAACATTGTACATTCTTTTGGTGTTGTAAATGTTAATTGTATTTTATTATTCATGTGTTTCATACCTGAAACTGTCAATTTAGTTTTCCCTAGCCAATCAAAGAAGTCCACCACCCAGTTCTTGTCCATCCATACAGGAGTTCCATCACTGGTGATGATTACCGGTGCTTCTATCTTTATAGATTTCCTACCAGACGTCGCCATAGTCTACCTGTTCACATTGTCTTGAAATCTCTTTCACAAAATAAGCACAGATGGGTTTAGGTCCATTGGTCAACGGAACCGCTAACATCTGTCCTGATTTAATTTTTGGGAAGTACCATTTGACTTCTGTGTATATGTCCACAACATCTATGGGATAGAAGTCTGGTTTTGGACTTGACAACGGATTGAACGTGAATGCATCGAAGCCTCTATCGTTCAAACTTGTTATTGGTAACACATGCATCTCTGGTTGTCCCTGCTCGCCTATAAGCATCTTCCAGTCCAAAGGCATCTTAATTTTCCAATTGCCAATTTCTAAAACTGCCGCTGGTGCATTGAAGCTCTCTAAAAATATTAGAGGTATGTAGAAGAAGTCTGGATTGCCTGGATCGGAATTATCAAGAACTGCAAATCGCAATTTCTCATCAACCCATTCAGGTATCTTTTCTAATTTAAATGGTCTGTTCTCAAGTGTAAGGATTTTCATAATTTACTTTCTCTATATTATACGGGTAATTGGCCTCTTTGTAAAACTTTTTCCTTGCCCCCAAGTGTCTTTTCGCAAACTTGCAACTGCTGGTAATGTCCCATATCTGCACGTTCTCTTTGTCTTCTGCTTTTCTTATACCCCTTCCAATGCTCTGTATAACACGAACAAAAGACTTGCCAGGCTCTATGAGAACAAGATTGAAAATACGAGGAATGTTAATACCAACACTGGCAACTCCATATGTGGCGATAATAATTTTATTTGTTGCAGTAGATACTTCATCATATTGCTCCTTCCTGTCTACGTTTTTAGTTGATCCAGACACGAAAACAGAATCCTCTAGTTGTTCCTGTAATATTTGTCCTGCTGATATCCTGTCAACAAGTATCAGTGTGTTACCTGATGTTGAGATATCTTTTATGGTGTTTGCTACCCACTTCATTCTGACTTTATCTGTTGTTAGCCATTTAAGTTCTTCTGCATATGTTTTGAACTGTGGATGATCTTGCGTCTGTAAAACATTCACATGACAGTTTGCAAGTACACCTTTGTCTTGCAGTTCACTTGCTTGTATTCTGTGTGTGACATCTCCTATGCTACACTTCAGGCCCATGAACTCGTAGTCTGCTTTGGGCACTGTTCCTGTCAGTCCCCAACGTATGCCACAGTGTGCGAAAGGTCCAGTCAGTAATCTTTTAAGCACATCTGCCTTGGCCATGTGTACTTCGTCAATGATCACCGTGTTGATTCCTTGTATAGCTTCTGCAAATGCTTCTGAGTGTTCGTCCTTGCTTTTCTTTTCTAGTACATTCAACGATTGCCATGTTGCGATAGTGTTGAACCTGCCCAGTTCTTTCCTGTCTCCGTAGTACACGCCAACATCTAGATTACATGCAACAAAGTCTTCCTCAGTCTGTGTTACTAGACTTTTGTTTGGTACTATTGTCAGGGTACGTCCGTAAGGCTCGACCAATTGGCACAGTGCCGCAGTGATGATTGTCTTACCTGCTCCTGTGGCAATCTCTTGTATGCACTGTGGATTTTCTATAAATTTGTTTATTGTCTCTACTTGGTAGTCTCTCAATTCTATTGACTGTCCGGCCATTGGATGATTGACAGGCCATTTAATATGTGATAGATAGTTCTTGTCTACAGCTTTAAACTCAAAGTTGTGTTGCTCTCTGCGATCTTCCATCTCTACATACACACCGCCATCTTCTAGTATGGGAAGTATTTGGTCAACTAGGTTTAGATATGTTGTACCACCCAATCCAAAGAATGATACCTTGCCGTCCCATCTGCCTAGCTTGACCGCCGGAAGATGCCTAGCATATGGTATCTCATATTTGAATTTATTGGATAGCCTCTTCCTCCACTCCAGAGAAAGATTCTCAAACTTAACGTTCACCTCGTCTTTGATTACTAATTTACAACTGCTC